GAAATCACCCGTTCCGGGATCGGCCATTGTGGTCGAGGAATCAAACAGCCATTTGATCCCGCTATCGGCACCGCGCGGGATGCCAAAATTGAAAATGGCGTCATTGGTGTCGCCGGAATTGGTGACGGTTGGCGTCGCCCCAGCCGCAAGCGCGCTTGTCGTACCAACATCAAGCGTTGCCGCCGCGCCTTGCGGGCCGCGCACAAATGAAGCAGCCGAAATCGTTGCGCCAGAGTTGCGCCCAAACCTTAATGCCATTTGTCAGCCTCAGAATGCTATGGGATTGTTGCGGCAGGACACAATGCCATGCGCCCAATGAAAGACACGATCAGACGCATCCCTCATTGCAAGGTCCGCGATATAGTCGCCGTCAAGCGATGACAGAGCCTCAGCCGCGACGTTGATACGCAAGATGCGGTTCACGCCTGCGTCGGTATCCTCTACAATTGAGAGTGTCCCGGCATCAGTTGAAAGCGTATATTCCGCCGTGGTATCATCTGGGCTTGCGCGCAGAGTCAGCTTGAAATCAAGTCCGGTTAAATCGTAAGGCGCGCCATCATAGGCCGTGAAATAAATATCCTCGTACCATGAGGCGTTAACCGGGATTGTGCCTGAGATTGAGAGTTCGGCCCCAGATTCGCCATTGCCGCGCGTGAGATTTGTCATGACATCCACTCCGCACGGAGACACATTTCATTCTCCGTGCCATAAAATGTTGAATTGCCGGTGCTCAAAATTCCATATTCAAGGCTGTTGAAATTGTTAATGCCGATGGCTGGAACATTTTTAAAAAATGCCGTCATCGTCAGTTCTTGGGTGCCTGAATTTGGCTGCTGGTTACGCGCGTACTGCCCGGAAACTGATGAAGTGCTATTTTTACCGATGCCAATAATTGCGCCATTTGCGCTCGTGATCTGCGAAAACTGTGTGAAAGACACGTCGATATATTCGTCAGCCAGCCCGCAAAGTGTCATCAATGTGTTGCCAGCCGTTGCGCGTGATTGTCTGAATGTGGACGTGGTATAATTCCATGATGCGGTGCTATCGCCAGCAAGGAGGATGCGATTGCCGCGATTGTACGCATTCCATGGTCCCGGCTTGCGACTCTGGCCCCAAGCAACATGCTGCGAGATTTGGCCGTTCGTTCCATCTATAACGATGGTGCCGACATAAAGCGCCTTATAGGCGTCAATAGTATAGGTTGTTGCCCCGTTGCGCCCGGTGATTGAGTTCTTGTTAGTCCACAAGCCGTTCTTGCGTTCGAGTTCGGTCGAACCGGCACCGGTCCCACGCGAGCAGGAACCCGCCGTTGAATTTGACCAAGCTGGGCCGGTGACAATCTCCGCAACGCTGCTATTCCAAAAAAGGAACACATCATAGAGATTGCTTGCAGTATGCTGCGAAGCAAGGGAGAGCGTCAGCTCTGCAAACGTCCGCATGACGTATTGCGTTCCGTCCCATATTGGGGCCAGACTGCCGATGTATGGAGTATAGTAAACGGAAGTCCCGGCGATAACATCTGATGCAATAAACGGCGTTGCGCTAGTGAGCGTCAAGCGGCCTTGTGGAATTGAAACAATGCCCTGCACAACTGTCTGAATATCTGTAATATCGCTTGCAAGGTCTGTCAGTTCGGCATTCGATGGAACATCAAGAGCGGTGCGAGCAGCCGCTGCTGTCGTCGCCCCGGTGCCGCCCGCCGAAATCGGCAGAGCCCCGGCCCCGGCCCCAAGCCCGGTATCGAGATTATCAAATTCCCAAATCAGTGTGCCGGTGGATGTTTCGGCTCGCAGCTTGTAATTTCCAGCCGCCAGATAGGCCAAGGCAAAGTTACCGGCACTGTCAGACGTAAGCGGGTTTGTGAGGGCAACCGAAAGGGCCTCATTGGAATAAATGGCAAGTTTCGTCGTCGTGCCGACTGCATAAACATACAGTTTAGCGCTGACATACGGATTGCCGTTTGCATCCTCGACATGAATATATGGAGCTTGGATATTGACTGCCATTATAGGCCCTCAAAAGAAAAGCCCGCCGGTGTGGCGGGTTGTGATGTTCTGTTATTTCGTCTTTGTATGGCTGATAATTCCGCCACCGTTAGGGTTTGGAATCTTCTTCTTTAGCGCGGCTATATACTGCGCCCTGAATGTTCCGAGATAAATCGCTAGCAAGTTGTGGCACACCCAAATCTTTCGATATGACAACCGAGAGCCGGTCGGCTTCTCTAGAGATTACATTCTTTGCTGCCCGCACCGGCAGCTTAACTGCCGCCTCAACAGCCTTGGAAAAGGTAGATGCTGCTTTTGAGGTGGCGGGCCTAGAAAGAACATGCGACAAAACTGCGGCAGGCAGGACAACCTTAAGCGCCGTGATAGGATTGAGGATTGCGCCCGCACCAAGAGCGCCGCCCATGATTTGCTGTCCCGTCCCGGAGGGGTTTGCATATTGCTGTAATTGCTTAAATCGGCTCGAAACCGTCGCAATATCATCAAGAGATTTCCGAACGTCTCCGCTGAATAGAACGGCCTTGCCTTGGCCGGAAAGCTTGCCCCACCCGGTCAAAAACCGATCCGCCGAGAAATTCCCCTCAACATCGCGCCCCAGTCTTGCAACGATTGCAGAGGCGACTTCGCCCCACTCATCAGGTGGCAAAGCTTTACGAGCTTGAGACAATAACGCCATATCAGCGCGCGATCCAGCGCTTGCGGCGGCTGCTATTCGTTCAACAACGCCCTCGTCACTTTTTGCACCAACAATCCGCATTAGGCTTTCTCGGCGGGCCGAGACAAGCTCGTAATACTTGTTGGCGCGGTCGAACATGGCCGCTGCACGGCTTCCACCAGCCGCGTCAACAGATGAGCGAAGGTCTTTCGTCAGTGCCCCGTAAAGCTGCTTAAGCTCCGCTTGCGAAATGTTCGCCGGGAGAATGCCACCCTTCATCATTTCGCCAATGGACGTGCGAAGTTGCTTGATGCCTTCGTAAGTCAACCCTTCTGTGCGAGAAAGGGCATCAGCGACCTGAGACGCGGCGGGGCTATCACCCATTGCGGCGAGCGTTCTGCGCCCGGCAATGGTGCCAACAGCCGCGCGCGTTGCATTGAGGGGAGTTGTGACCGTTGGGTTAACCAGATCGTCAACCTTATTATAAAGCGCGGACGCCCGGTCAGCCGTTGTTTTGCCGATATAGGTCTCGATGCCTTCACGGGCTGCCTGTCCCGCGCTGGTCGCGCTACCAGAACCAAGGCCGCGCTGCACATCGTCTGCGGCTTGCCCGATCTGGTCAATTGCTCGCTGCGATGCCTTGCGCAAAGGCTGCCCGACAAGTGGCACGTTGGTGACAACCTTGCCGATTTGCTGAACAGACCCGCTATCGCTAGCTACCGCCTTTGGAAGCTGTACGCCAAGCCGTTCGGCTGCACCCACAACATCAGGTCCAGCCTGCATAGCAGGACCTGCAACGCGCGGACCAAGGATTGCGGCACCCGCACCGCCGACAAGCCCACCGACGCCACCGCCAACAGCAGCACCGCGTGCCCGGCTTTCCATGTCCTCGCCCTGTCCGGCCCCATAGAGAGCGCCAGAGACGGCACCGACACCAGCGCCCCGCCCCATTCGGACCGGCAACGTAGCGCCACCAAGAAGGCCGCCAACTGGCATTGCAATAGCACCACCGACTTCACCCAATGTCGTTGTGACTGGATATTGTTCCCTCGCGTTGGCGAGGTCTTTTCGCTCGTTCGCAACCGTTAAATCGTAAGCCTTCGTAGCCTCGCCCGGCTCACCCTGATAGGATTCATAGAGCAAGCGCGCGATGCCCGCGACGGTCTTGGCTGGCAGATTGCCGGGGAGCGTATTGATTACCTGTTTAATCGGCTCAGGAAGCCCGGCAAGAGCCGCTGCGGATGCCCCGCGTAGTTCATCATCAAAACCAAACGACGCGCCCTGCAAGGCCCCACGCCCGGCGGATTCCACATATCCCGGATCGCGTTTTGGCGCGGCAGGCTCACCGGTGAAACGGTCATTGAAATTGTCGGATCCGACATAAAGCTTTGTCGAGGCGCGCGGGTCTTTCGGTTCGGCCTGTTGCGGCTGGCCCTGCGGTTGTGCCGCGAACGGGTCATGATCAACCGGGACCAATTGAGGCCCACGCGATTGAGCGGATACAGCAACGCCACCATTGGCGGGCAATCCTCGATTGAACTTCGAGGCGTAGTCCGCAACGCTTGTGCCAAGCACGTCCTTGCGGCCCATGTCGTTCATGCCGCCTTCGCCAGCAAACCACGCCCGCGCGGCACCTTCCGGCCCATATTTGGACACATAAGAGCCAAACTTGTGCTTGAATACCGCCTCTTGCGCATCAGGGCTTGAAACAAATTGCTCAGGCGTCAATTCCTGTCCAAGTGCCTCTTTCGTCCACGGACCAACATTCTTTCCCATGACCTGATATTTACCGATTGCGCGGTCGCCATCGCGCGTTGCCGGTCCAATAATGTCATAGCGACCGCCGCTTTCGATGTTTGAAATCGACTTAGCATAAGGGTCAACCTGTTGAGTGTTGCCGCCAGATGCAAACGGGTCAAAGTCAACAGGAATGAGATTCGCCATTTATTGAACCTGCAAGTATTTACCGGGACGGTTTGGATCAGGAACGTAGAATTTGCCATCAGGAGCTTGGCGCGCTCCCTGTGCCGGGGAAGCCTGCTTGCGTCCCTGAGAAAATGGAATAATAAAACCGTCCTGCCCAAATGTTGATTTGGGGACATAAGACGGGCCGCCCTCTCGGCCCAATGCCTCAATAGCGGCGCGACGGTTAGCCCTCTTTTGTTCTATCACATCTGGGGGATCGTTCGGCATAGGAAAGTATTGCTTGTTGGCGCTGTCAAACTCTGATTGAGAAATCGCCGCGCCAGATTCCCTGCGAAGTTGCGCGTTGACAAAATCGCGCTTCGCCTGCTCGTACTTCTTGTAGTCATCGCTATGAAGTTTGGTTTTGGCATATTCCCCGCCGAGAGCATCCGGCAACTTGCTAATCGAGTACTGGGTGTTGTCTGCCCCCATAACATCCATCGCTCGCGGCGGACCCTCTGCGCCGTTGCCCGGATAGGCCCCACGAAGAATAGCCTCTGACTGCAACATACGATCAGTAAAGCCAGCGGCCTTACCTTGCGTTTCATTGAATTTGCCGCCGCCAAATGGGTTTCCCGCAGCCGCATCAATCCCGGTGTTCAGTGGAGCGGCCCTGCCGTCCGGCGTAATGCGGACAAGCGTTTCGTTGCCATTTGCGTCTTTGACGGACCTAATTTCAGGCTTGGCGGTCGTGCTAAACTGGAACTGCTTCTCTTGCATACCGAACGAGCGATCCTGATTGCGCTGCGCCCTATCGGCTTCCTGTCGCTGCCAGTCTCGATTATATTGGTTCTGATCCATGCTCGCGATTGTGCTGGCACCCTGAACGTCGCCAATGCCAAGCAGCTTTGCAATCGCGCTCTTGGTGTTACCACCGTTCATCAGCTCATTGGCAGCCTGCTGGCGAGCGGTCCCCAACTCTTCTTCCTTGCGATAGCCGCGCGTCTGCTTGAACGCTTCATTGCCTGCCATAAGGGCTTGCAAGACATTTGGAACAGCAATGTCGAAGGGATTAGCCATCAATAGATGCCTTTACCGAATGTGGTGGAGTTCAAATTCAGATTGCCAAAGTTTCCTGAATTATTGGTTTTTCCTGAATTATTTCCCCAAAGCCAACCGCCGATTGTCCCGCCAAGGTTAAGCAGGTTCTGCATGCCAGCAGTCTGTGCATTAGCACCCGCAACAATTCCCTGCCCGACGGTCCCGGCAGATTGCATGCCGCCCTGATATGCCGACCTCTGCGCGTCAAACTGATTGCCAAGGCCCTGCGCCTGTACGCCGGTTTGCATCGACTCCGCACCAAGCCCCATTTTGGAACCGTTCATCAGACGATCAAGTGTTGATCCATAGGTCTGATCAGCGAGGCCTTGAGAAAAGCGCATCACGTCTTTTGATGCCCGGCCAGAATTGAGCGTACCGCGCGCGGCATTCAGATTTTCAAGCGCCCGCCCGCCTTCGTCCATGTTGAACTGATAGCCGGGCTGGCCTCGAATAGATTCTGGATTCTGCAACAGGGCTTGCAGCCGATTGTTGAAATCAAGCCCGGTCGATGTATAGGGGTCGTAATTGGAGGCCAGTGCATTGTACTTGCCGACCTGTTCGTCGCCATAGCCAAGCATTGCACGGATATTGCCGAGCTGCTTGTTATAGGCATCGTCGGCGGCCTGCCGGGCCTGTTTGGCCTGATCGGTTCCAAGCAGAGTTCCAAAGAATCCCATAGCTATATCCTATCGCGTCTGATGCGTCGTAATGATTGCGTTGATTTTCTCGATCACGTCCGCCAAGGTCGCGCTATCGCTTAGAAGCGTGATTTGTCCAAGCGAGAGTTGCCTGCGGTCGATTGAGTCGAGAAACTGTGTGTCGGCTTCGGGGCGGGAATTGTCTTGAGGAACACGGGAATAAGTGCGCGTCATCGTTTCAACGGCTCCGGGCTATTGAATTAACTTCCGGTCTCACCCACGAACGCATCAAAGCCTCTAGCGGGGAAACATCTCTTAATTTTATGTCGGACAGTCCAGCTTGATCAGCAAGCAGGGTTGAAATTGGATTTTGTTGTATGCCCACCCCGGACAGACCGGCATGGAGTCCGCCCGCCGCCGGGGTCTCATGCATTGCAATCTGGCCATCATATCGTTGTGGGTCAGGCAAATAACCGTTGACATAATCATATCTCCGGTCGTCAATATCTTGTGCTCTCGAAAATTTGTTCCAATTTTTCATCGTTTCAACGGCCTCACCTGCACGTCACTCAACACCAAGGAGCGCGCGACCGGATCGCTCACTCGCAATCGGAATTGCATTCCAAGCGGTCCGAACCGGCCAAGCCTTCGAGCGGTGACGCGTTGACGGGAACCGGACCGGCCCAATTCAACCTCTCGCGCACCGGACCATGTATTGCCGCCGTCCTTCGAGACAGACAGCATCACAACCGGGTCATATCCCTGCGAGGTGCTGGAAACGTCGCCATAGCCAGTCGCCATATCAAAATGGACAGCATCAACAATGCCACCGTTTGGATAGGCGTGCAGCGTGGGACTATCGACGCCCCAGATCATCGTGTCGCCGTCCTCTGTGTAGACAGAGCGATCAAGCTTCAAAAGCTTGCCGGTGAGCGTGTCTCCGAAAACAGTCTGGCCCCAAGCGCGCGAAGCAAAATTGGCCCGCCACACATCGAGGCCATAAGATTCCCTCGAATGCCATGTGTTCGTCGCGGCATCATAGGTCCGCGTCCAGTCCGTCCCCGTCACGACAAAGAACGAATGGCCCTCGATATTGTATGAGAACGCGACGATTGACGACTTATTGGCGTCTGCTTCAATCAGGCGTTCAATGCCGTGATTCGAAATCCTTGTCACACCGCCGCCGAGACGGTAGACAGCACTATCGGAACCGACAAACATCAAGGTATTGTCACAGCTCGCTACCGCGTCACGACCAATCAGGCCTTTTTGAACGATTTGCGTCGTAATCGGCTCGAACGGGAAATCAGCGGCACCCGTATTGCGCCACGCCTCAATCGTAGAAGTGCCGAGCAGATACAGCGTGCCGCGATCATACTTGATCCCGACAAGCTTATCACTGGCCTGCTCAGCCGTCGCGTAATCAAGGCTGCTAATCGAGGAACAATCATTCAGCGCCGACAGGAAAAACCGGCCATCTTCGATGGCGTATGCCGTATAGCCTCCCGCTTGATCCTGATCGACAGGAGTCGGCAAATCACTGTCTGTTACAACCTTGATTATGTCGGCTTCAATGTAGTAATTGCCGGACGTACTCAGGATGGATATTTGTGGAGGATCGGCCTGATTTCGGCTAATTTTAACCCTGTCAGTTCCCGGAAGTGTTCCAAGGCGCGTAGAAGTGTAAATCCCTGCGCTTCTTGTGACTTTATAAGCACTCATGCCATGAACGGCATAGATGCAATCCAAATCCTCGCAGAAGATAAAGCCGCGCGATACGGCGTCTGAAACCTCCACCAATTCGCTTAAGCCGTGAGCTGGCAGAACCGCAAGCGGCCCCTTCGCATCATTGCCCTGTTGTTCGGCATAGGCGTTCACAAGCGCCGTTGTTCCGAGGTAGTTATATTTGCTGGTATTGGTTTGGAACGCGATAGGAAGCGCGGTCATCGTCCGGTCGAATACCTGAATGAATGCCCGGTTGAACCGGCGTCATCGGAACGCATGGGGCGGGGATTTGCAAGTCTTGGTGCCGCCATTACGGTGAGAACGCGCTCGGCTTCACGCATCGCAAGCATTGCGGTTGCTGGATCAGTCAGGCCAAAACTTGGCGCAACCGCCAAGCCGATACGGCGAGACAGCGCGGTGAGATAGGCCTGAGGAATTGATACTTCCGATCCATTCCAAATCGGCAGGCCGAGAATCGACAGCATCGCAATTTCAGAATCGCAGGTTTCTTCGGACCATTCCAAATCTGATGCCGGTGGCGTTTCATCCGCGCCAACAAGCCCCAAATCCTTCAAGACACGGGTAGCGAGGTCTGTTCTGGAATATGTCGTCATGTCACACCCTCAGAACTGGCCTTAGCCTTGCTTTCGAGATAGTCCGCATATCTGATTGCATAATTGAACGGACCGATATGCCCGATCAGGTGATTGACGTTGGCCCATACTTCGCCGCCGCAACGACGCCAGCGTTCGCAAAAGGCCAAGTCCTCTGACAGCTTGACGCCCCGATCATCAAAGAACGTATCGAACGCTCGGATAAGCCCGGTGGAGCCGGATTCATCCAACGATTGTTTTGATGGATGGCCGCTAACGTCTTTATCGAGGATTTCGGGCATCTGCTTCAACATCACGTCGATGACATGCCTTGCGATCAGCATCACACCCGCACCTGTCCCGGCAACCCGCATGAAACCACGTTCTAGCTTTTCGTCATGCTCAAACGTGCGCCCGACAGCAACGGCTGGCATCTGCCGTTTGGCATATAGGCATCCCGTCAGCGGCTTTCCAAATTCCAGCATATCCTTAACCAACGCGACGGGAAATTCCATGTCAGCATCGACAAAGAGCAGGTGAGAATACTCTTTATGACCATCATACCATTTCGTCAAAACGATGTTGCGAACCTCTGCAATATCAGCCGCCGAAAGCCAGCACATCGAATTGGCTATCTTGTGAGCCGTCAGGAACTGGCAAAGATTGAACAGGCTCTGCGCCGTGTGGGCCGTCATTACCTGCCCGAAGGCTGGCACACATATAAGAATGCCCTTGACGTGACGTGATGGCGTAAAGCTCATGATGGTCCAGTTTTCAAAAAGAGGAAGAGGGGCAGTTTCCCGCCCCTCTCATTTTTTATGAATTACGCCGTGCCGGACAGACGGGTAGCAAGACGCGCATCAATGGTTTTGACACCGTAGAGCACATCAAGACGCCAGTTGCTGGCATCGTTGGTGCCGTCATAGTACGGAATGACGCGGACGCTGTAGCCATTATAGCTCTTGCGCGCCACATCAACCGCACCCGGAGGTGCGACCATCGGCACCATAACCAGCGAGAAGGCATTCTTGTGGAACACCATGTTCTGCGCGTAGCCAGTGGAGGCCGAACCGACAACGGTAACAGTAGCGTCATCGGCAGGAGCCGCACTCACGGTCTGGAACGCACCCGAAGTGATAATCGGAGGCGAGATTGTCAGAGTCGTGGTACTGGTCGTGGTCGCGTTCGCGGTCGCGTTAGCTTTGACAACGAACTGTTGCAAATGCGGCAGAGTGACCTTGGTCACAGGGTTAACGGCATACACGCCGTCAATCGTGAACACATCACCCTGCTTGATCGTTGCCGAAGCGTCCCAGCCGTCCGTGTTCAACGTCATGGTGCCGGTGTCTTTCGACGCGGCCCAATCGGTCATTTGCGAAGCGCCTTTCACAAGCGGCGTGGTATTGTCACGCGTTCCGCCGGTGTGCGTCTGCACGTTCTGGCTGGAATAGGTGTCAATGTTGCCGATCATGCCGAGTTTGCCGCGACGATAGGCGTCCTTGGCAACATCCTGCATATACAGGGATGTCTGAGAACCAAGCATGCCCCACTGATCAGTCGGCGAGAGAACGGCAGAGCGATCATCCTGCGGAACCGCGCCGAGATCGAGACGCTCCGGTGCCTTCGCAAAGTCGGTGAAGGAATTAATGGTCTGGCCAGCGGTGCCGACCCAATTCCACACGTCTTTGTAAAGTGCCGCAACGTCACGGTCGATCTGGTTGGCAAGCTGCACCATCGCGGGCTTGATAACCCGCTCGGACAACTGACCGATTTGCAGCGTCAAATCAGACGAGGTAAACTGAAAATCCACACCCTTCTGCTTGTCCACGGCAATAGAGAACTTGCCTTCCACAACGTCCTGAATAGACGCGGTGGCACCATCACGCACCGTGAAGTCGGTGGGACGACGCACGGAGATCGTTTCGCCAACGGTATAACCGTTGATTTTCTTGCTGAACTCTTCCTCATAACCGCGATAGACAAGATTGCCCATCACACAGTTATTGTCGAGAACTCGGATAGCCTCGGCGGCAATGATGTCCGCCGTCAAACTGGTATTAGACATTTCTGCTCAACCTTTCAAAGGTTTTGCAGACAGCCCTACCGGGTCTTTTTAGCTTCCTCAGCGTTACGCATTTTGATGTAAGCGGCCATGTCATCAGACTTCGCCGCCGCGTAAACATCTTTCAATGGAGCCGAACCGCCCATAGGCGGCTGAACCGGTGCAGGTGCCTGCGTTTGTTTCTTCGGTTTCGGCAGAGACAGACTCGCTTCAATACGCCCGATTTCACGGGCCGCATCGCGAGGGTTTAGTGCATTCAATTCAGCAGCGATTGCGGGATTGCTTGCGAGAAAATAGGCCAGTTG